TCATGCCGCAGATCTTTCCGCTGCCGCGGCCTCCCATGCGTCGGCGACCTTCGGATCTGGCTGATAGTCACCGCACCAATGGTGCTTCATCATCGGCGGGAAGATCTGCCAGCCATGTTCGTGCGACCGGGTTGGGCCTTGCGGCGCATAGCGGCGGCACATCCCGTCCGCGGTGGGGAAAGCCGGAGATGTGCCTTCGCAATAGTAGAGGCACGACAGGCAACATGGAGGGAGGACGCGCTCAGTCATCGGCGAAAATCCTTCGCGAAGTCCTCAAGGCCGCGCTTGATCACGCTTGGAAGTGGATCAGGGGCTAGGAACCAGAGGAAGCCACCGATTGCGGCGGCGGCCAGTATCTCGACGCCGCTGCCGTCCCCTCTGGCAACCCAGCCCGCCATCAGGGCGATGACAAAGGCGCGAGCGAAGTTCACGCGCCGCCCCCGGTCAGGAAACGCATGGCCGCGCCCGAAAAGTTGGCTTCCTCGGGAAGGTCCGGATCTTCAATGACGGGCAACCCTGTCCGCCCGGACCATTCGCGTGCTCGGTCCCGTGCGGCCGAAAGAGTGCCGCACGGATAATGATCGCGGGCTTCGTCGCGTTCTCCCGTCGGCAGCTCTACCCAGACGGCGAACATGATGTGCCAGAAACTGATCCGAATAGTGCCTACTGGTGGCGCGTAGTTGGTGGGCGCCGGCTGCGGATCGGGCAGGGGTACCCACTGGGTAGGCCACCAGAGGTAGCCTTCCTCATCTCCCCAGCCCCCATCGCAGCGGGCGAGGATAGCCCACGGGTGCCGCTTGGCAGCGGGGCGCTCGTCTTCGCCAACAAACCCGAGAATCCACGATCCATCGGCGGGCGCGGTTTCAATCGGTCGCGGTATCATGCTGCTCGCCTCCGTCCGTCGCGGCAGTAACCACACCGGCCGTTCACCAGCCTGGGCATCTCCTCGCCGCAGTCTTCACATTCGCCGGGTTCGCCGGCAGGGATGGGCGCTCGCGCTGCCGCGATGCCGCGTGCCAGATCGGCGGCGGCCAGGTCGTTGGCCCGATCGACATCATCAGACATCGTCGTCGTCCTCCATCGCCTTGATGTGTTCGCCGCGCAGGATCTGCTCCGCTGCCAACCGACAGGCATCGCGCCAGCCTGCCCGATATTCAAAGGTCGCATTGGCGGCGGGATGAGCCCTCGTTTGCAACCAGCCGACCACGAGGTCGCGCTCTTCGTCGCCGTCGATCGGCGCGTCGGGGAGGTGCGCCCAACGGGCGACATCTTCGGCGGTAGGAGAGCGCACCGACCTCAGCTCATACAGTCCAGCGCCGAGCGGCAGCCCCGGCGGGATGCGAAACCGGGCTGTCATGCTCGGCAGATGCGCGTCGATGATCATTGCCTCGGGAGCGGGATCAGCCATCCTGCGCCTCCGCGGCCGGAGGGGCGGCCAGCTTTACGCGTCCGATCTCCTGCAGGATCACGAAGGTTGACTGCGGGTAGAGCGTCAGCAGGCGCCGCGCCTCGGCATGTGCGCTTTCGAGGTTAGGGTGGCGGAACCGGGGTGGGTGGGCGGAGCGCCCGCCGGTCCGCCTCTTCAGGTGCGGCCCATCCTTCCGGAACAACAGGAAGCCGCCCTCGAAGCTCTTGGTGCTGATGGTCAGATCCTCGGTCATGCTTGCCTCGCGGTGAGCGGGATGCCGGAGATGCTGCGGCATGCGCACACCCGGGCTTCCTCGCGGCTGATGATGAAAGTGGCAGTTGGATCGAGGGCCACTAGGCGGTTGGCCTCGGCCTCGGCGGCCTCGAATGATGTGTGCGCGCGGCGTGGTCGCGCGGGGTCGGCTTTGTGCAGGCGAAAGGGACCATCGATCCGGATCGTCTGGTTCATTTACGTTGTCCTTTCAGGCGAGCGGGGAACACCGGCACCCAGACGATCGCGCGCTTGCCGCTGGCATTGCGGCGGCGATCGCCGCCGTCGCGAACCTTGTTCAGGCGGGCGAGTTCGGTGAGCCGGGGCCGGATGGAGAGGATGGACATGCCGAGCTTCCCGGCGACCTCATCAGCGGTGAGGCCGTTGGATCGCTCCAGCACGTCGAGCGCCATCTGCCGTAGCACCGGGGCGGTGCGGGCAGACGCATCGGCGGCGGCGCGCGACGTGTCCCGGTCTTGCGCACCGGGTGCATGGGGGTAGCGGAACAGGTCGGTCATTGCACCTGCTCGGGCGGCGTCGGGCCGATGACGAGTATCGCGCTGAGGCCGAACCCTTCGAAGACGAGCGCTTTCGCACGCCCCTCCGCCGCGCCGTCCCATCGCTCGATGAACGATGGCTGGATCCCAGCGCTGGGGCGCAGCTGTCCGCCCCAACGAGCGCGCAAGCGTTCAAGATGGGCCATCATCATGCTGCGCTCCGGAAGGGAACGACCACCTCGGCGTCAGGCACTTCTTCGCCGCCGCCGGGGCCATCCTCCTCTTTACCCGCGAACTCCCAAGCACCGCACACGCGGAGCTGGTGCGTCACCGGGTAATAGGCGGAGACCTCGTTGCCCGACGGCATGGGGAGAGGCGGGTGGAGGTGACACGCGCCGAGGCCCTCCGACAGCGTCGGACTGCGGATGGCATGCGCAGCGGCAGGCGTTCCCCGGTACCAATAGGCGCAGGTCTCGCAGCGTGCGCTCTCGTCTTTGATGCTCACAGGCGGAACTCCTGTACGAAGGGCTGGCGGCGCGCATGGGCGGCCGCGAATGGGAAGGCGCGACCGACGGGAACTCGGGCGGCTCGTCCGGGCTCAGGGGGCGGCGGCGTTTTCTGAGGGGATGCCGATTTGCGGGTACGCGGCGCTGGCTTCCGCTCTTGCTGCATCTGCGTGCGCGCCGCGCGCTGCTCTGGCGTGAGGTGGCGCAGGAACTTCCGCACACTCTTGGGAGCCATGCCGAGGCGCTGCTCGATGTCCTTGAACCGGTCCCCGGTCATGATCTCCGCAAGGATGATCGCGCGCCGCTGCAAGACTTCCGGCAGCCGATCGGCTGAGACGCCCGGCGCCGGCGCTTTGGCGGTGGCGATCGCGCACCCGTAGGGGTGGAAGCGCTCTTTGCCGCAGCCACACGGCGCCAGTGCTCCTTGCATCCGGAGGATCGCCACGAAGGGCTGGGCGGCCGTGCGCAATGTCTGCTGGGGCACGTCCATTATGCGCGATATGTCTCGCAGGCTCTGGGCCACCGGGAGCAGGTCGACCATCATCTGGATCTGCTCAGGCGTCATCTGCACGTTCGTCTTCATGCGACGGCCCTCAGATGCGGAACAGCGGCGGCCGCAGGGTCTTCCTCTTCGGGGCCGAGCATCGCGGCGCGCAGCTGCTCGGGGGTCTCGGTCGGGAGGTCGACGAGCCCATGGACCGTATTCCCGCTCGCGGTGAGAACCGGGCCGATCGTCACTGGGACCGGTCGGCGCGAAATTGCTGGGCCGAGAGCGAGAAACTGACCGCGGGACAGCCCGCGGATCTTGTCCGCCTCTGTCGACTTCACGCCGAGCAGTTCGCCCGCCCGTTTGATGTCGATATCGAGGAAGGTGCGGCCCATCAGGAAGTTTGATGCCTCGCCGGCCACGTTCTTGTGGATCTTGGCAATGCGCTGCGTCGCCAGGATACCAGCAAGCCCCCGCTTACGCCCGCGGCACATGAGGTTCGTCATGGCGACCAGCGACGCTTTGCGGGTGCCCTTGTCCTCCTCGCCCGACGAAGTGGGGGCGGGGGCGAACAACTGGGCCTCGTCGACGAAGATTAGCGCCGGGAACCAGTGCTCGCGCGGGGCATCGAACAGCCCCGTGAGGAAGTTCGCGGTCGCGTCCATCTGCCGATCGGGGGCAAGCGCCTCAAGATTGAGGACGACGGACCCGCGGAATTGCCGAGCCCGTGCCGCGATGGCGCCGAGCTTGGCGATCGTCTTATCTTCCACGTTGAGCACGGTGTGGCCGAACGCCTCGCCCAAGCTGACGAAGTCGCCTTCCGGGTCGACGATGATCTGCTGCACCAAGGTGGCGCTTTCCTCGATCACCTTCCGCAGAAGGTGGCTCTTGCCGCTTCCGCTGTTGCCTTGAACGAGCAGGCGCGTCGTCAGAAGCTCCTCAAGATCGATGAACGCTGGGCTGTCGCCGCACGTCCCGATCTCCAGCGCGAAGTCCCCCGTCGGCCCTGCGAGCGCCTGCGTAGGCGACGATCCGAAGTCGAACGATTCGCTCCCGGAAACGGCGGATTTCCTAGCCTTTTCACCCGATTTGAGGCGTGCGGGCGCAGAACGATTCGCGCCTCCCGGGGGGGGCGCTGAGACATGGCGCACCGGCGCGCGCGCCGGGACGATGGCCGGCTCGTCGTGACGCTCAGCCACCGGGGCTCCGAGCCCTTCGCGGCGGCGGAAATCGAGAATGTTGTTGACTGACGTACCGATCGCGTCGGCGATCTCGCGATCGCTGCTGCCGCTATCGATCATAGCCCGAGCGATGATCTTCTGCGTGTCGTCAAAATGCGTGGTGCGCTGGTGATACATCACTCGGCCCCCGCTTCTGCGTAAGCGTTCCGCAGCGCCTTCAGCATGGCGTCGGCGCGGTCATACCCGCTGTCTGCGTCCTCGAACGCCTCCTTCCAGCCGTCCAGCCCGGTTTCGGCCAGGACGATCTGCATCAGTTCCATGTCGATAGGGGCGCCATGCTCCTTGCCCTCTGCGATCATGGTGCAAAGGCCCTCAAAGATCGGTGCGGCGCCGTTAAGAACCTCGCCTGGGAACGCTTGCGCAATCGCGGTAAGCGCGTGAGTGGCGATCTCCCCGCCCGTCGTTCGCATGGCCTTCGCGAGAGCACTGACAAAGACCACCTCGCCCGGCTTCAGCATCTGCCAAGCCGTGTTGCGTCCGACGACTAGGCCGGCGGCGGCGACCACGTCGCGGATGGCCGTGGCCTTCTCGTCACCTGCCGCAACCGCAGCATGGAAGTCATCGAGCTTGCTGACCTGTCGGCGCTTGCGATTGGCGTTCAGGAAAAGCTCCGCCTCGCCGCGCTGGTCATCGAACTCGAAGATGACCGCGGGAAGGTACGTGATGTCACCCCGGAGCCGAGCAGCTTCCAGACGATGCTGACCGTCGATCACGAACAGCGTTCCGGCGCGGCGCGAAATCAGCAGCGGCATGCACAGGCGCCAGTCCCAGTTCACCGCCATATCGAGGATCTGCTTCCTCGATACGCCGCCTTCGACCGAACGCTGGTAGGTCTCGTCGACTGTCAGCGGGGCAAGCGTGGCGTTATGCAGGACTGCCGGTTCGCCGATCATCGGCTTGAACTTCAGAGGCTTCTTGCCTGGCACGATCGAGCGCGGCTCAACGGATGCAGACTTGTGCGGCCTGGGGTCCGGCAACGCGGCGACCGTGGGGTGATCACCCGCGATCTGCTTCAGCTTTTCCTGCACTTGCCGAACATTGCAGGCGTAAGCCTGGCCGTCGTATTCGAAGACCGCGAATGCCCTCTCGACCTTGGTCAGCCCTTCGGGGCTGTCGATCATGAAGGTGCCGTCGTCCGCGACGGTGCCGTCGCTCATGTGCGCCTGCACCCACTCAGCGGGCGTGCCGCCGTTGTTGATGTAGACCTTCGTTGGAGTGGTCGCCATTTCAGCCCTCCGCGCCGAGGGTGAAGACCGCCTCGGCGGCCTCTGGGCCGGCGATCGACAGCATGGCTGCGAGGCACATCGTCGCGCCGCGCCACTCCGCCTCATTGGCTGGGCAGAAGCCGAGCGGGCGGAGGACAGCGGCAGCACGGTCGGCAGGCTCGGGAATGAAGGACACCCGGCGGCCGTCGGGCGCACTTGCTAACCCTCCGCCGCATGCCTCCCACAAGGCTACCCAGGCGGCAGCGAGGCCGACGGTCTCCGTCGACGCGGATTGCGCGACGGCTGACATGCTACCGCGCGATGCGGGGAAGCGGGGCGGCGAACGGCGAAGATGGAGATGCGCGTCATCGTCGCGCAAATTGAGTGCGTTGGTGGCCATAAGCCTACCTCCCTGCATGCGTGGAGCAGGTGGATCGGCGGAGGCTGGCCCCTAACGCGGGTGGCCGAGCACGACTTTCCTAACCCTGCAATTGTCTGTCAGGGTCTGCGGCTCGGAAGCGCTCACCTGACGACGTGCAGAGTATTCATTTCGGAAACCGCGTCAACAGGGTTAATATCTGTTTTGGAAACTAGATCATCCGGATGATCGATGTGGCGCGACCGATTACCGTGACCGGCTCGGTGCCAAGCGGGATTGGTTTGTGCTCTGGGTTAGAACTGTCCGGCTCCAAACGATCGGGATTTCGCCGGAACCGCTTGAGCGTCGCTTCCCCCGCGCCATTCTGAACGGCGTAGATCTTGCCATCCACCAGCGCTGGGTCTGACGGGTCGATCGAGACGAACGACCCGTCAGGGGCGACGCGGTCAACGCTGTCGCCGCTGACGCGAAGGACGAACATGTGCGGCCTGGCGTCAACGACCGGAACGAACTCGTCGGTTTCGCGGACAGCCTCCCGCCAGTTTCCCGCGGCGATCATTCCGATCACCGGCATCATGGTCACAGGGCGCCCAACACGGCCCCGATCAAAGGCAAGCTCCTCGGCGTCGACCTCCAGAGCGGCCGCGAGCTTCTCGATCCAATCGATCTTCGGTCGGTTCGTGGAGCGTTCGAACTTGCTGATCGTCGCCTTGGTTGTGCCCGTGCGCTCCGCCAGCTGCTCCTGTGTCAGACCTGCGCGCGTTCTGAGTTCGCGCACCTGAAGGCCGAAGGGGAGGCGCTTCAGCAGCGACGGCGTGGCGGGTTCGTCTTCCATAGGATAACCATTTATCCGTTTTGGATACGCGCGCAATGGCGGAACGTACTTAACAAGGCCCTAAAACCTGTCCCCGCACGAGACGGAGGCTTGCCGCAGGTATCCAAAGTGGATACTTTGTGCCCATGACGCTCAAACAATGGCTCCAGCTCCACAAACCCGGATACCGCGCGTTTGCCAAGCGAATTGGCGTTGCCAACGCTGGCGTGGTGCAAAAGTATGCGGCGGGGAGGGTGCCTCGCTCGGCCCAAGTGCGCGACGCAATTGTTCGGGAGACCAGCGGGCAGGTCCAGTTGGTCGACCTGTACGCTGCGGCGGGCCGCTGAGAACGTGGGCGCTCCTCGGAGATCCGCTGCGAGCGACGCGGCCTTTCGGCATGCGGTCGAGCAAGCCAAGGAACAGCACAACATCAGCGATGTCGTCGCGCGCTGGTCGAAGATCCGGCGGGTAGGACGCGAGTTCGAGGCGCTCTGCCTGTTCCACGACGAGCGGACGCCCTCGATGCGGCTGAACGACGCAAAGGGCACCTTCCATTGCTTCGGCTGCGCCGCCTCTGGCGACATCGTCACCCTGGTAATGCGCCGCGAGGGGCTCGGCTTCATCGACGCGATGCGGTGGCTCGGCGCCGCCGATCTGCCCGCTGTCGATCCCGCCGATCGCATTCGGGCGGCGGCGGAGGACGCCGCGGAGCGCGCGGCGGCGATCCGTGACGCAAGGGAAATGTGGGGGCACTGTGTCGACCCTGCGGGGACGCCAGCAGAAGCGTACCTTCGGCGCTGTCGCGGCATCACGATGGATCTGCCACCCGCCGTACGGTTCGGTCGCGTACCGACGTCTCGGGACGAGAACGGCAACTGGAAGCGGCCTTATCCCGCGCTCGTTCTCTCCGTCGTGGACGGTGCCGGCGACGTGGTCGGGCTGCAGCGCGTCTTCCTTCGCGATGACGGCATGGACAAACGCTGGGGCAAGAAGTCGAAGCTGAGCCTGGGGCGCCCGCGGGGCGCCGCTGTCCGACTGCAAGCCGGCATCAGCGGCGAGGTGGTCATGTGCGAAGGTCCGGAGGACGGCCTGTCGCTCGCACAGGAGCTTCCTGACCACACGGTCTGGGTGGCGCTCGGCACCTCTATGATGCCCGAGATCAAATTGCCTCCCAGCCTGCGCATGATCACCATCGCCGGCCAGAATGATGCGCCGGGTCGTGTGGCCGTCGAGAACGCGCGGGCGCGTTTTGTCGAGCAGGGGGTAGGCGTTCGCCTGATTTACCCGGCTGACGGGTTCAAGGACTGGAACGACCAGCTGCGCGGGGTGCGCGCATGAGTGGCATGTTCGACCGGCAGATGGAGCACGGAGAGGTGGGCGCGCCTCAGCCGCTCGACATCAAGGCGGCGATCGCCGACGCCGCTGAGTTCCCGATCAACGCCCTTCCGCCGTTGCTGAGAGACGCTATCTTGGCGATCGAGGCGATCGCACAGGTTCCGGTGTCACTCGCCGCGCAATCTGTCCTGTCGGCGGCGTCACTGGCTGCGCAGGGGTTCATCAACGTCGAGACCATCACCGGTCAGTTCGTGCCCGTCTCGCTTTTCATGTTCACGATCGCTGCGTCCGGCGACCGCAAATCCACATCGGACCGCCTCGCGATCCAGCCAGTGAAAGAGCGCGAAGAACAGCTCGCGGTCCAGTACGAGACTGATAAGATCGCGTATTCCATCGCCGAGGCAGCCTACAAGGCCGCGACCAACAAGGCGAAGTCTAGCGCCAAAGGCGTGCAGGCGATCAAGGAAGCACTGGAGGATTGCGGCAAGCCTCCGCTCCCGCCGGTGCAGCCGCTTCTGACCGCCGACGAGCCAACGGGGCCAGGGCTTCAGCGCCTGTTCGCGGAGGCGATGTCGTCGCTTGGGTTGTTCTCTGACGAGGGTGCCACGTTCCTCGGCGGCTGGGCCATGCAGGAGGAAAACCAGGCGGCTACCGGCGGCATGCTGTCGAAGCTGTGGGATGGTTCGCCGATCAAGCGCATTCGCGCGGGCACGGAGAACGGGTCAACGATCCTCTTCGGTCGACGCTTGTGCCTGCACCTGATGGTGCAACCGGACATCGCGGGGAAGTTGCTCGGTAATAAGGCCGTTCGCAGCCAGGGCCTGCTGAGCCGCATTTTGCCGGTGGCACCGAAGAGCTTGAAGGGGTCGCGCTTCTATCGCGAGCCAAGCGAGGATCACCGCGCGCATCTGCGCGACTATCAAGCCCGGCTGGGGCGCCTACTGGCGCAGGAGCCGATCTATCGTGAGCCAACATCGCGCGCGCTGGACCTTGCTATCGTCAATCTAAAGCCTGACGCCCGCGCCAAGTTGATCGAGTTCAGTGATCATTGCGAGCGCCATATCGGGCCTGGCGGCAAGTACGAGCAGATCAGCGACTTCGCCTCGAAGATGGCCGAGAACGCCGTGCGCATTGCGGCCGTGATATCGTATTTCGTTGGCGGCCGCGCTCTTATCAGTGAAGGCCTCAGCGAACGCGCGGTGACGTGCGGCATGGCGCTGATGGAGTTCTACGCCAGCGAAGCGTCCCGCCTGTACGGCACGCCATCGGTTGATGACGACACGGCGAACGCCGTCGCGCTGATCGAGTGGATCAGAAAGCGCGAGCTGACGCACGTCGGCAAGCAATTCCTGAACCGGCATGGCCCGACGCAGGTTCGTAATGCAGCCCATCTCACCCGCGCGATCGAGATACTCGAGGAATACAACCATCTGGTGCGGGTGAAGGGCGGCCTGTCGCTCGACCTGAATGGCCGTGGGGCGAAATTCTACAAGGATGCCTACGCCGTCGTCCCAATCGAGGCCGAGTGATGGACGGCCTGTTCAGCGCCGGCTTCGCTTGGGATGATGGTGCTGTCGCAACGGATGCGACACCGGCTGCGACACGCCCGCGCGCGCGCGAGACCGGCGGCGCGCCGACTTGCCGCCGGGGTGAACCGGAGAAAGTCGCAAACGCCGCGACACTTCCTGCGACTGGCGATATCGGGATTCCGACATCGGTTAAGGTAAGGAAATCCAACCTTAACGCGACCAGTGTCGCATCTGTCGCAAGTGTCGCAGAAACCGAGGGCCAGCGGCTGGAACGGCTCCTGTCGCAGCCGGTTGTAGCGGTGTCTGCGACGCCCGTTGCGACAGCGGAAAGGGCGGATTTCTGCGGGGTTGAGGGTGGTGCTGGCAGCGGTGTCGCACCTGTCGCATCTGTCGCAGACTGGCTGAAGGGCGTGGAGGCGATGCGCCGCGCCCGGCCGGCACCGAAGCCTTACCATTCACCATGGCGGACGATCCTGCAGGACGCGGCGTCGTTCGTGGCCCTGTGGGGCGATGACGCGATCCGCATGGGTTGGAGCACGCTCGACGTGTTCGGGGTGAACCCTGATCCATCAGCGGCACGCTACGATCGGCTGGGGCTGGTCGTCTTGCTGAACGGGCGCCCGGTGCAGTGCCTGGAAGATCAGGTTGCGCACATCGGCCGCGACAGCAGGCCAACGGTGTTCCGTCGCGCGCTCCGCGCGGAGGGCGCGGTTCCGATCTGGCAGTGGGTGCGCTCAGTGAACGGGGGGAAGGCCGGTAGAGGGGTTCAGGGGTTGCGCGCTGACGCGCTTACCCCTGTCCCACCCCGTCTGTCAACGGCCATGGGGGGCAAGCGATGAAATCTCTAAAAGGAGAGGGGCGGTGATGATCGCGCTGTTTGCAACCGAACCCCCGCTGGGCACGCGCATCCTGCTGGATGACCAAGCCTACGAGCTGGTGGATGTCCAACCATACACCCGGAAGAGTGACGGCCGGCCGACACGATTGCTGACGTGGGAAACATGTTGCCCGACGACGGGGTGCGACACCTCTTTCCGCGTCCACACGGGGCTGACGGTCTCCGCGCTCAGTCGACGGTGCGAGGATCACCGGTTCACCGCCGTCAGGTTCAAGCCGGTGAAGGGCCGCCGCGGCCGCAAGGTTCGCGTGCAGGTGGAGTTTCCATAATGGAGTTGACGATGAACGAGCCGCGCGTGGCGAGCATCTGCCGCTGGTGCATCCTTCGGACTGCGGGCACCCGCACCTTGGCCTTGGCGCGTGCGCTATCGGCCGTCGGGATCGAGGCGTGGACACCGAAGCGTACCTTCAAGCGCCCGAAGCCTGGGAAGGTCCGGGACGCCTACGGCAAGCGGGTGACCGTCGAGGTGGATGCGCCGATCCTCCCGACGTTCGTATTCGCGCTGGAGGCAAGCCTTCCGAGGCTGCAGGCGCTGTCCAACGATCCGGCCAGCACGCTGCCGGCCTTCTCGATCTTCCGGCACGGCGGCCGCTTCCCGCTGGTCAGTGACCGCGACGTGGCTGGGCTGCGTGCGGCGGAGGAAGAGGCCAATGAGATGCTGCGCCAGCTGCGTGAGGCGGAAACCCGCGCCGAGGCCGATCGCATCCGGATCGCGGCGCTACGGACCGAGCAGGCGCGGACGAAGGCCCTGCGAATGGCGGAGGCCGAGCGGCGCCGGGCGCTGCGCGCCGAGACGCGGGACTTCGTCAACGGGCAGGCGGTCGTAGTGGAGGACATGCCTGCGCTGACCGGGATGACCGGAATCGTTCAGAACAGCGACGGGCGGACAGCCTGGGTGAAGTTCGGCGGCGCGCTGACGATGAAGATTGAGGCTTGGCGTTTGGTTCCGGATAGTGTACAGGCCGCTTAGTCCTGATGCAGGACGCCGCCGCCTTAGCGGCTTGGGGCTAGATGATCTGGAGCTTCGCGCTCTTGCACTCCCCGGCACAGGCGCAGGAGCACCCGCTCCGGGCGTTGTCCTGCGGTATGGGGGAAGTCGGTTGGTCTTAGGTCCCGGTGAGCTGATCAGGCTCCGCGACTTGCCCGGCGTTCAGCGAGCGACTGACCTTTGCCGCAATCCTCGCAATTTCGAATACCCCCAGGCAGCTTACACTTCGGCCGAGATCGCTGAGATCTCAATCCGGCTGTTCGGCATAACCGAGTGGGACACCCTCTGGGACATCCCCGAGGAGGGGCCACTTCCTGACGTGTCAGACGAAGAGGCTGAATACGAGCTGCAGTACGAGCCCACGCGGCTCCCGTTCGAGCAGGCCAGGATATTCTGGGAGGCGATCGGCTGGGATATTTCGGACGGCGCCCGCAAGGAGTTAGTCAGCGCCCATTGTTTCGCTCGGCAGATAATCGCGGTTACTCGCGAGCTGGTTGAGGGAGCGGCGTTCACCCCCGACGGAAGCGGCCGTTACGCGCGGGAAGATCCGGGTGCCGAAGAGGAGCTCGAAGATCGCCTCCTTCGAGAAGCGGAACAGTTTATGAAGGGCCGGGGCGGCTAAGCGGTTTCGAGTTTGGTTATCGTCCTTCCCGTGTGGGGGAACTGGTTAGACCCGGCGGCTTCGGCCGCTGCTTCGTGCGTGCCGGTTCGAGTCCGGCCACGGGCTGGGCGATTAACTGATGCGGCCTGTGCTGCATCACTGCCTGCTAGCGGGCAGCATGGCGCGGCCCCGGTTGACGGCGCGAATGGCGTCGGACTTGGGCCGCACACTTTCTGACGGGGGCTGCACCTTCCCGAAGGATAACCGGGATAAAGGTCCGGCCTTCCAACGACCGAGTGCCCGAAACATGATGAGAGATCCGCACCACGCGTGCGGCGCACGGCCCTCGCTTGGCGACAAGTGCCCTGGGGGCACCCCCTTATGGGTAGCCAAGATCGCGGATTTCGCGGGCCGTGGAATATGGCGAGCATGCGCCGGAGTAACCCCGAGGTGGCCGAGCTAAGGTGAGGCCAGCAGTCGGACCGGATGCCGCACCGCTGGATGTGCGGCTACCACCGCCGATGGGATCAGGGGCCGGGGGCTCGCCACCATATCTCTCTCTGCCCGCGGGTTCGTGCTTTCGGGTATCAATTGCCTCGGTAGCTCAGCTGGTAGAGCAGCCGCCTTGTAAGCGGCAGGTCGACAGTTCGATCCTGTCCCGCGGCACCAACAACATCGCGAGGCCGGATGCCGCAGACCCGCACGGACCGAGCCACCCAGCTTCGCGACATCGCGTTCCAGATCGAGACCTTGGCCGCGGCGGTGGAACAGCCGTCACGCAGCATCGAGCGCGCCTCGTGGCTGATCGCAGAGGGCGAGCGGCTGGCGAAGGCGACGTGGGCCGTGTTTCGTGGTGTTGGCGCTTAGGGCATGGCAGCGCCCCGGCATCGACACGCGGCCGACCGGCACCCACGATCCTTGGAGCAGGAGTATTTCTCGCTAGCCCTCAGCGGCGTCGAGGCCTCCGGCGGCAACCATGCGCGCGCGATCCTCCTTCGGATTATTACTGTATGACACTTGGAAGCTCGCCTTGCAGGTGTCGCATGCAAATGTTCTGTCTGAACCGCGATCGGCAGCCGTGCGGTTGCCGGCGTTGTTGCCCTTGTACTGCATGAAGGACTTCTGCCCATGGCCGAAGCACCGTATGCAAAGCCAATGCGGTGGCTCGCCATTCTCCATGCCCAACCTTGGAACGTAGGCCATGGCGCCACGGCCGACGTCCCGAAGTTTGTAGCGTTGCTTCTCGCCCGACCAGTCTTCCATATGCGTGATGCGCTGCTCAAGTTCGCGTATACGCGCGGTTGCCGCGGTCTGCGCCTCCTGAGCCGCAAACAAGCCTTGCTGGGCCTCAAGGATATGCCCCTGTAAGGTCAGCTTGATGTCATTTATTGAGGCTGCCGTCTGCATACCATTCATCGCCTGAATGATGTCCTTGGCTGCCTTGAGGCTGCCAAAGCCCGCGGCAATCTCTGTGATCATCAAGTTCCTCCCGAGTCAGTCCGCGCAAGCTAGAGCACCTCACAGGTGAGTCTAGGTGCCATCTGGGAGGGAGGGGGAAGCTCGCAGAGTATTTCAGCCGTGACCGCTAACCCTGCCACCTGAGACGATTTTCGACCCTCGGAGTTAGCCGGCCACCCGACCGACGCGAAGGGGTGCTGCATCGAAGCAACACACCCGCCCCTTGGGTCCTTCCGGGGCATGGTTTTGATGCGGGGGGCAAAGGCGCAGAAGATTTCTAGGCACAGGTTCGCCTATGGTGCCGCCGCCTCGTTTTAGTTTTTGGCGCAAATCTGCGGTTCTTGTGTGATCGGAGGCGGCATTGTCGGCGATCGATACCCACACATTGACCCGCGCGGATGTCGCATGGCTGCTCGGAATGTCGGACAGCTGGGTTCGCGATCGAATGCAGGCAGGCGATCTCCCCCGACCGGGCGCATCGGCCGACGAGTATGTAGAGGCCTTCGTCTCTTACCGGATGCGCAAGTACGAGGGCGATGACGCTGACCCGGAGAAGCTGAACCGCGAGCACGAGCAGGCCCGCCTTGCCAAAGAGCAAGCCGACGCCAAGGCGATGGACAATGCCGAGCGCCGCAACGAGCTGGCCTCACGAACGGACATGATAGCAGCGGGCACCGGCGTGATCGTCATGGCGGTGGCCCGTTTCCAGCAGCTGGGAGCCCAGATCGCACAGGGTGACCCGAAGCTACGAAAGCGCATCGATACCGCGGTGGACAAGGTGCTGAAGGGCCTCAGCATGACGCGGGTCGAGGAAGCGCTTGGCGGGGGCATGGATGAGGATGACGCCCCCGACGACGAATGAGCCGCTGATCGTCAGCAGCGCCGCCGGAGCGATCATCGCGCGGGAGTGGCTGGCAGCTTTCGAGCCGAAGCAGCGACCCAGCTTGTCCGAGTTTATGCGCGAGCATGCCGAGACGGATGACGGACAGGCGATCGACCCGTTCCCCTTCCAGGCGGACATGGCCGACGCGTTCACCGATCCGGAGGTGTCGCAGGTATCGGTTCGGAAGAGCAGCCGCATTGGTTACTCGACCATCCTGCAGGCCTTCGTTGCCTGGCGCATCAAGTACGATCCGGCACGGACGCTGATCTACCAGCCGACGATCGACGACGCGGAGAAGTTCAGCCGCGACGATCTCGATCCGGTGCTGCAGTGGCCGGTGGTCCGATCGGTGGCGACGTTCAAGCCGCGGCACGCAGACAACCAGATCCGGGCCAAGCGCTACAAAGGCGGCTGGATCCAGATCAAGGGCGCGAACAGCCCGAAGGAGTTCCGGCGCGTCACGGCAGACGACGTGTTCCTGGAGGAATGCGACGGCTACCCTTGGGCATCGAAGGAGGAAGGCGACCCCGCCCGGCTGGCGTTCAAGCGCAACCTGACGTCCCCGCGGCGCTTCAGTGCTGCCGGCTCGACGCCGAAGGTGAAGGGCTTCAGCCGGATCGACACGCTGTTCGAGCAGGGCAGCCAGGAGTTCCGGTTCGTGCCGTGCCCGCACTGCGGCTTGATGCAGACGCTGGTGTTCGGCGACGGGACTGGCGCCGGCATCCGCTGGGAGCCCCGGCACGCGCCGACCAAGGCTTGGTATCGGTGCGAGAATGGCTGCAACATCCATGAGGCCGACAAGGCTTGGATGGATGAGCATGGCGAGTGGCGGGCCAGCAACCCCGACGCGGCGCCACGGCATCGATCGTTTCACATCTGGGCGGCGTACAGCCAGCATCCGGGCGCGGCCTGGTTGGAGATCGCTCGCGAGTTTCTGGAGGTCCGGCACGACCCGAACCTCCTACGCACGTTTGTCAATCAGGTGCTTGGTGAGGCTTGGGCCGAACGCGGCGAGGCGCCGGAGTGGCAGCGGCTTTACGATCGGCGAGAGGCAGGCATGTCGATCGGCACCCCGCCGGAATGGGCCGGCGTCCTCGTTGGGGCTGCCGACGTCCAGCGCGGCGGCGGCGGGCGCATCGACATGGACATCTGGGCCTTCGGGCCGGATCGCAAGCGCGCCTTCGTGGAGCGCATCGAGGTGTTCGGCCCGATCGCCGAAGAGAAGACGTGGAAGAAGCTCGACGTCGAGATAGCCAAGGCATGGGTCTCAGCCGACGGCAGGGCAATGAAGTTGGCGCGTGTCGCGATCGACACCGGCGACGGCGAGAACACCATGGAGGTGTATCGCTGGGCGCGCCGCCACCCTGGGTTCGTGATGGCGGTGAAGGGCCGCGAGAGCATCGCTGCACAGCAGGCGATCGGTTCACCTTCCTGGCAGGACGTTTCGGTCGGCGGGAAGAAGATCAAGCGCGGCGTTCGATTGTGGAACGTCGGAACCTCGATGCTCAAGATGGAGCTGTTCGGCCAACTCGGCATGGATAAGCCGGTCGACGGCGAGGAATACCCGCCGGGCTTTGTCTATCTGCCAGACGGAATGAGCGACGAGCTCGTCAAGCAGTTGGTCGCCGAAGAGCTGCGGATGATCCGTCTTCGGTCGGGCGGCTTCAGGCGCGAGTGGCACAAGATCAGGGACCGCAACGAGGCGCTTGATAACGCGGTCTATGCCCGCGCCGTGGCGATCTCGCTTGGTGTCGATCGATGGACAGCCGCGCAGTGGGCAAAGACCCGCGGCGATTACCAGAAGCCCGGTCCGGTAACCGAGAAAGCACCAGCTCAGCTGGTCGCAGCGACATCAACATCGGCCCGCGGCGCCCGCCAACGGCGCCCCAATCCGTACACAAGCAGAGGGAGGTAGCGATGGCGTGGCAGCAATCTGACCTCTCCACGATCAGGGCGGCCATTGCGGCCGGAACGCGATCAGTGACGTTCGCCGATGGGCGCCGGCACGAATATCAGAACCTCGACCAGCTGCTCGCGGCTGAGCGGGTGATCGATACGGCCTTGAAGATGGAGGCTCGCGCGGTCAGCGGCCTCGTTCGTCGACGGATGCCTTATTACAAGAGCGGCCTCTAGGTGGGAGTGTTTGACCGATTCCGGCGCTCGCAGCCGGACACTCCCGTCGCGCCGGTAGCTGAGAAGCGCATCGCGCGAGGCCGCGGCCCGCGAGCGGAATACGATGGCGCCACCATCGGCCGGCGTGCGGCGGGCTGGCGTCGTACTCGGCTGGATGCGAGCAGCGAGCTCACCCCGGCCGTGCAGCAGGCGCTTCGCGGCATTGCCCGTGATCTGGTCCGCAACAACCCGTTCGCGGCGCGCGGCGTGTCCACCATCGCGAACAACCTGGTAGGCACCGGCATCACGTTTCAAGTCTACCGCGACGGCAAGATCGATGACGCGCTGAACGCCATCGCGCGCAAGCACTTCGACACCTCCGCCTGCGACGCATCCGGCCGTCATGATCTCTACGGCCTCCAGCTGCAGGCAGCGCGGACGATCGTCGAGAGCGGGGCGGTGGTCATGCGTCGGCGGTGGCGGCGGCTGTCGGATCGGCTGCCATTGCCGTTCCAGCTTCAGGTGCTGGAGCCGGATTACATTGATCCGTCCAAGCACGGCCCGCTGGCAAGCGCGCCGGATCGGCAGGGCGGCTTCATCGTCAACGGCGTGCAGTTTTCGCCGCTGGGCAAGCGCGAAGGATATTGGCTCTACGCGGGACATCCGGGCGCCAATCGTCCGTCTTCGCTCGCGTCCACGCTCGTTCCGGCTGAGGACGTCGCGCATGTTTTCCGGGCCGACAGGCCGGAGCAGGAACATGGGGCTACCTGGCTCGCGCCGGTGATCCTGCGCATGAAGGACTTCGGCGATTACGAAGACGCGCAGCTCACGCGGCAGAAGCTGGCGACGGCCTACGTCGGCTTCGTCATGAACGACAACGAAGACGGAGTGATCGCTGGCATCGAGGCCGACGAAGGGGCGGTTGGATCGGAGCCGCTGGATTACATTGAGAGTGGCACGTTCGCTTACGGCCGGCCCGGTGACAAGGTTGAGTTCTCCGACCCGCCGACGGTGGAAGGCTACGGCGACTACACGAAGGTCTCGCTGCGCGCGGTCGCGGCCGGCCTCGGCGTCCCGTACGAGGCGCTGACGGGCGACCTGTCCAACGTCAATTTCTCATCCGGCCGCATGGGCTGGCTGGAATATCAGCGGTCGCTCGCTGCCTGGCAGTGGACGATGTTCATCCCGCAGTTCTGCGGGTCGGTTGGCCAGTGGATGATCGATGCGCTGGCAATGCTCGGGGAAGACGTGCGCGGCGTCAGCGTTCGCTGGACCCCGCCTGGCCGCGAAATGATCAACCCCGCGGAAGAGGTGAAAGCCAACCGCGACGCGATCCGCTCCGGGCAGAAGACGATCTCGCAGTGCGCGCGCGAGCGCGGCGAGGATCCTGACACCTTCCTCGCGGAGTGGGTCGCGGACGCCAAGAAGCTCGATGCCATGGGCCTCGTCTTCGACAGCGATCCGCGCCGCGTAACTGCCGTCGGCAATCCTGCTGAGCCCGCTTCAAGCGCCCCTAAGGAGGCCTGAATGATCGTCTGTCCGCAACGTGTCGCTGGCGCGCTCCAGCGACCCCTTCAGCATGACTGGCCAAGTCGGCGAACGGGAGCGCCCGCATGACCGATATCCTTTTGTATGGGATAATTGGCGACGAGTACGACAAGCTCGACGCCAAAACGATCTTCAGCGCCATCGCCAGCAGCGACGGCGACCTGATCGTCCGCATCAACTCCCCAGGCGGGTACGTCATGGAGGGGTTGGCCATCTTCAACGCGTTGGTCAGCGCCAAGGCGGCGGGCCGCAAGGTAACCGTCTATATCGACGGGCTGGCCGCTTCGATGGCTTCCGTCATCGCCATGGCTGGCGACGAGATCATCATGGCCGACAACGCCCTGATGATGATCCACAATCCGTGGGACGTCGCAATCGGCGACGCGCGCGAGCTTCGTGCCGCAGCCGATAAGCTCGACGTCATCCGCGACCAGCTTGTTCGCATCTACTCCGGACAGACCGGCCTTTCGGCTGAGGAACTGATCCCGATGCTCGACGCCGAGACGTGGCTCACGTCCGAACAGGCCCTTGAGCAGAAGTTCGTCACGTCCGTGACTGAGGCGTCCAGCGCCGCGGCGTGTGACGTCACCGCATTCGGGTTCCGCAAGGCCCCGGAGAACCCGCGCATCTCCGCAATGGCGATGATCGGCAAGCCAAAGGCGGCCGCTGCCGCTCCTCAACGTCCACAGGAGAACACCATGGACCTTTATAAGACCCGCGCGGCGCTGGTTGCCGCGATCGCCGCTTTCCAGAAGGATGGCGGACCTCAGGAAGAGATCGACAAGATCATCAAGTCCGCCGTCGCACTCGGCGCGCAGGATGCGTTGCCGACCACTGGCGCTCTTGCTCTCTCGCCAGCCGCGGCTTCAACGGCGCAGAACTCGGGCGCCGTGCTCACCAATGCCGACGTGCAGAACGCTGTTGCCGCGGAGCGCGCTCGCGTTGGTGGTATCCGCGCCCTGGGCACCCAGCATCGGATGCCGACTGATTTTATCGACACCCTGGTGAACAGCGACACCTCGCTCGCCGATGCCCGTGAGAAGATCCTCGACAAGCTGGCGGAAGCCGGCGACGCGGCCGGCGTCGGTCACACCAGCCCGGCACGCGTGACGCAGGATGCCCGCGACAAGTTCGTGGAGGGCGCCACTAACTGGCTGCTCGTCAAGGCGGGCGTCGCTCCGCTGGTCGAGAAGGCGGCCGCCATGCGCGGCGAGACCGTCAAGATCGACCCGGGCGAGTTCCGCGGTGTGCGCAACGTCGATCTGGCACGCGAAGCGCTGGGCAACCTGGGTGTCTCGGTATCCAGCCGCGACCCCGACCTGATCGTTCGCGAGGCGATGACCGCGCGCGGCGCCGTGATCACGCAGACGACCAGCGACTTCCCGGTCCTGTTCGAAAACGCGATCCATCGTACCCTTCAGGCGGCTTATGCCACCACGCCGGACACCTGGACGCGCTTCTGCGGCACCGGCACCGTGACCGACTTCCGCGATCACAGCCGCTATCTGCGCGGCTCGTTCGGGGCGCTCGACAACGTCAACGAGGCTGGCGAGTTCAAGAACAAGCCGATTCCCGACCTGGCGAAGGAGAAGATCCGCGCCACGACCAAGGGCAACATCATCAACCTGTCGCGGCAGGCGATCGTCAACGACGACATGGAGGTGTTCTCGGGCCTGGCGGTGGACCTGGGCCGCGCTGCCAAGCTGACGATCGAGATCGACGTCTACGCGCTGCTGAACAGCAACCCCACGATGAACGACGGTAACCCGCTCTTCTCGGCTCCGCATGGCAACCTTGCCAGCCCGGGTGCGGCGCCATCGGTCGCGGCGTTCGACGCGATCCGCGTGGCGATGGCAACGCAGAAGGACATCAGCGGCAATGAATATCTCGATATTCGCCCGTCGGTCCTGGTCCTGCCGATCGCGCTCGGCGGTGGTGCGCGCATCATCAACCAGAGCCAGTACGACCCGGATGCTGTGAACAAACTGCAGCGGCCGAACATCGTTGCCGGCATGTTCTCGGACATCGTCGACACGCCCCGCCTGTCGGGCACCGCCTATTACGCCTTCGCCGATCCGAACATCGCGCCGGCAATCGAGGTGGTGTTCCTGAACGGCAACACCGAGCCCTTCACCGACAGCCAAGACGGGTGGCGCGTGGACGGCGTCGAGTGGAAGGTCCGCCACGACTACGGCGTTGGCGCGGTCAACTTCCGCTCGGGCTACAAGCAGCCGGGCGCGTAACCGCCGCCTCTTTCCCCTGATTTCGGAGACCTACGATGAAGTGGATCAAGCTTCTGACGGCGGCGCGCGTCAACGGTGTTCTGCGCCACCCGCACGAAGGCGTCCTGCACCTTGAAGACGGAGAGGCCCAGCGCCTCCTCGACGACGAGGCTGGCAAGGACGTCTCGGCCGACTTCACCGGCGCTGCCGCGAAGGACGCGCCTGTCGAAAGCCTCACCGCCGACACGCCGCAGGGCGACGCCGGTGAAGGGCATCCCCACCAGTCCAACGCCGCTTCGGCGGCCGATGACAAGCCCGCTGCGCGCCGCAAGGCCGCTGCCGAGAAGGAGTAAGCCGACATGGCGAAGAACTATGTGCAGCCGGGCGAGACGATCACGCTGATCGCGCCCTACAACGTGTCGAGCGGCGGCGGACTGCTGGTCGGTTCGATCTTCGGTGTGGCTCTGGCGGACGCAGCGAGCGGTGCACCGGTGGAAGCACGCCGTACCGACGTCTTCGATCTGGCGAAGCCCACTGGTCAGTCGTGGACCCAGGGCGCGAAGCTTTATTGGGACAACACGGCCAAGAACGTCACCACCACGGCCACGAGCAATACGCTGATTGGCGCGGCGGCGCAGGCGCAGGCGTCGGGCGATGCCGTAGGCCGCGTGCTCGTGACGGGGCAGCTGGCCTGATGGACCCGTTCGCTGCCGGTCTCGCTGCGCTGTTCTATGCGCCGGGATCGGCGGCGGCGGCTTACCAGCCTGTGGATGGCCCGCCCTTTATGGTGCGGGTCATCTGCGGCCGTCCCGATCTCACCGGCGGCTATGGTGAGACGGAAATTATTCACGGTTCCCGTCAGCTTGAACTGCAGCGCAGCGAAGTGCCCGCGCCGGCTGAGGGTGATCTGATCGCGATCGGCGGCATGATCGTCGCTGGCGCTATCGTCGGCGGCGAGGTTCTGCGGCTGGTCGGGGATCCGATCGGCGACGTCGAAGGGCTGTCGTGGCGCATCGGCGCTGAACCGTACGCAATCTGAGGAAATCGCCATGTCGAAGACCGAGACGGTGACCCTGCGGGGGCCGACGATCGTGCACGAAGAAGTGCGCTTCCCATACGAGGGCCAGATCCCGGTCACGAAGACCGAGCGTAAACGTCTGATCGACGAGGGGCTGATCGACGCCGATCCTGAGCCGGCAAAGGCTAGCGAGCAGCCGTGAGGATTGATGTCGGCTTACCGGACTTCGGTAAGCTGGCTGACGAGCTTCGCGGTGACGTGGCGCTGGCGACAACCACCGCCATGCGCGAGACAATGCCGATCGCGCTCGGTGAACTGCGCGATCAGGTCGTTTCCAGCGGCCTTGGTGCCCGGCTGGCGAACACTTGGCGTGGCGAGACTTATCCGGGCGACATCGCCAAGCTGAACCGCAAGGTGAGCGTCAGCCCGGCCGGTTATATCTGGTCGAACGCGCCGGACATCATCAACAGCTTCTCGCGCGGGTCGATCATTCGCCCGGCGAGTGGCGGACAGTACCTCTGGATCCCGACCAGCAACGTGCCCCGCGCACGCAGCCGCGTGGTTCTGCGCAGCACCGCGTTCGGCGGCCCCGGCTCACGCAACGTCACAGGCTCAGCGATGACGCCTGACGAGGTGCAGGCGCACTTCGATGCGGGCTTCGTTTTCAAGCGCGGCAAGGCTGGCACGCTCCTCGCTATGATCGACGTCATCGCGGCGCGGAACGGGCGTGGATACCGCAAGAACACAGCCCGTCGCCGGCAAGTTCGGGGCGTCGAGAGCCAGCTGGTCGTCATGTTTGTGCTTCGCCGCTCGGTCCAGATGCCGAGACTGCTCGATATTGATCAGGTCGCCCGGCGCTGGGCCGACCGCTACGCCGCGGCTGTAGAGCGCCGCCTGGGGGCAGCATGACCAAGCGCACGGATGTCCTTCTGGCGCTCCAGGCTCTTGCCGCGGCGGCGCTGCCCCGCGCCAAGATCATGGGCATGAACGGCGACGACGACCTGCCGTCCAAGGTGCCCGCGGAGGGCTTGTGCATCGTGCGAAGCGGCGACCCGGGCGAGCCCGAAGTCACCTGCAGCCCGCGGATGTACTGGTATCGCCATCGCATCCCGGTCGATCTGGCCAGCTATCCTCAGCCGGGAGAGACGGCGGAAGCGGCGATCGACCGCATGGCGTCCGAGCTGGGCGCCGCGATTGCGCTGAACCGCCACCTTGGCGGCCTGTGTGACTGGATCGAAGCCTCAGCGCCGCTGACCGGCGACTTCAAGGTTGACGGCACGGTGAAGCCCCCGCGCGCGGCCAGCATCATCATCGAGGCGAGCTACGGCACGCCTGACCCTCTCGCCTGATTTCACAAGGAGACCGCTATGGCACGGGCACGCGGCGCGAACGCGCTGATGAATCTTGCCTTCGAAGGCACGTACGGCACGCCGCCTGTCAGCGGCTATTCGCAGCTTCCGTTCATCACCTCCAACCTAGGGGCTGAGCAGGGGCTGATCGAAAGCGATCTGCTTGGCCTCGGCCGCGCGCCGGCTGACCCGACCTACGATGTCGTGAACAACGACGGCGACGTGTCTATTCCGGTCGACGCGACCGCCTTCGGCTATTGGCTGAAGCTGCTCATGGGTGCGCCGACGACCACTGGCACGACGACCTACAGCCACACCTTCGACAGCGGTTCGGCTGTCCTGCCATCGGCATCGATCGAGATCGGTCACCCGCAGGTGCCCAGCTTCACGACCAACTACGGCGTGATGGCCAACACCCTGCGGCTGGAAATGCGCCGTGGCGGCCTGCTCAGCGCGACTGTGGGCACGATGGCCAAGGGTGAGACCGTTCCCGCCAACACCAGCCAAGCGGGCACGCCTGATGTGCTGGCGCCGGCGAATATCACTCGCTTTGCGCAGGCGTCAGGCCAGATCCTGGTCGATGGGGTTGCGGCCGGCGAGGTGCTGACTGCAAGCCTCTCGTTCTCGAACGGACTTGAGAAGGTCGAGACAGTTCGTTCGGATAGTGAAGTCGGCGGCATTGACCCGGGCATGCCGTCGGCGTCGATCGCGATGACCACGAAGTTTGCTGACAACGCGATGCTGACCAAAGCCACGTCTCAGACGCCGGTGGCGGTGCAACTCAATTTCATCAATGGCGCGCGCTCTCTGACCCTGACGCTTGGCCGCGTGTTCCTCCCGCGTCGCAAACGTCCGATCACTGGCCCGGGTGGCATCCAGATCGATCTGGACGGCATGGCATCCACGCCTTCGGGCGCCCCGATGCTCCGCGCGGTGCTGGTGAACGGGAAGGCATCTTACTGATGCTCGTTGCTCCCAAACGACAGGAAGAGCCAGCCTGGAAGCCCGTCATGGGCGCTCAGGTGCTGTTCGCGCCCATCACCCGCGCCATGTTCCGCGCCGCACGTCGGGCGGTCATGCAGAAGATGGGCGAGAATCCCGACAGCGAGATGTCTGTCGAGCGCCTGGAAGAACTTGGCGACGCCCTCAGCGAGGCGTTGATCCTGGCCGGCGCGATGGACTGGCGGGACGTCGAAACGGAAACGGAAGAGGGCGAGGCAGCGCCGCTGCCGTTTACGCGCGAGAACCTGGAGACGGTCCTCAGCGACCCGATCTTTTTCGAGGCGTTTGACGACGCCTATGCCAAGCCGTTCCTCCTGCGGGAGCGGGAAAAAAACGGCTCCGCCGCCTCGTCGAATACCACTTCCGGGACGGCGACGGCGGAGCGGACTATTGCCGGCTCAGCTGCGCCGGCGGGGACGGAAGCCGGTGCGAAGCCTGCCCGTACACGCAAGACGCGCTCGCCACGCCGGAGGCGGAAGACGCCTTCGAAGTCCTGACCAGCTGTCAGAACCAGGTGCGTGTCGGTGTCCATGGGGCACCATTCGCGCTCGATTACACCGCCGTGATGACGATGGGCGCCGCTCTGGGCGTCGACACCGAGATGCTCGCCGACGTGCTGCCCGAAACTGAGGCGGCGATCCTGGCGGGCATCCGTGAATTTGAGGGAGGGTCGGATGGCTGAGCGTTCCGTTTCGATCCGCCTTGGCACTACCGGTGAGGCGCAGGTCAAGCGCGTCTTCACCGAGATCGGTGACGCCGGCGATGCGGCCGCAAAGCGCTACGCTAAGTCCTTTGATCGCGCGACGGGCGATGTGGAGGCGGCCATGCGCCGACAGGCAGCCGCGGCACAGAAGCTCGCCGCGATAATGCCGCAGTCGGCCATGCAGATGCGCATCAACGACGCGAATGGCACGGGGTTCGGGCAGTGGGAGGGCTCCGCACGGCGATCGGCGGCAGCGTTCTCGGAGCTTTTCGCCCAGCAAGAGCGCGTCTCTCGCTCACAGGGCAACCTGGCAGTGCAAACAAGCCGCTCGGGTTCCGCCTTCGCTTCGGCAGCGCCGCAGATCCAGGACTTCGTGATCCAGGCAACGATGGGGGGCAACGTCATCCAGGCCCTCGTCGTGCAGGGCGGGCAGCTAGCGGGCCAGCTGATGCACGTAGAGGGGCGGGTGGGTTCGGTCGCTCGCGTTCTCATGGGGCCGTTCGGCGTCGCGGCGCAGGTCGCGTTGATGGTCGCCGCGCCATTCGTGGCGAAATTGTTCGAGGGGGCCGACGGCGCGGACAAGCAGCGCAAGGCACTTGAGGAGCAGCGGAAGGCTGTCCTGGACCTGGCTGCGGCTCAGGAGAAAGCGCTCGTCACGGCGGAGCGCAAGCAGTCGCTCGACGTCGCCAACATCAAGCTCACGCTCGACGCCGCCATGGCCACTCGCCAGCAGACGCAGGCGCTGCTTGAGCAGGCGCGCGCCGAAGAGCAGATGAACAATTCCGCGGGGGCTGCTTCAATCGCGGGGGAGGCGATTAGCGAGGTTCAGCGGCAGTCGCGCAGCCGCGTCGCTGAACTTGAGCGCCAGCTGGCACAGAACACCCGCGAGATGGGCAACCTGCAGCGCGGCTATGAGGCTGGTCTAGCCCGCATGATCGGACAGCGCGTTGATGCTCTGCGCGACCCGAAGGCCGGTATCGAACTGCTCTACCGCCGTCAGCGGGCTGCGCTTGAGGGCGATCCGGAGTTGCAGCGCAACGGCCAGCTTCTCGCCCGCAAGCTCGCCGCGCTTGCCGATGCCCGCGACCGCGAACTGAAGGCGGTGGAGGAGTCGACCAAGGCTCAGAAGCGCGACGCAGAGACGCTGACAGCCAATCAAGTCGCCAAGCTGCTGCGCAGCGAGCTTCCCGGCGTGCAGATCACCAGCACCACCGGTGGAAAGCACGTCAAGAACAGCTACCACTATCGCAACCAGGCGGTCGATTTCGTGCCCTCAGGTGGCATGGGTTCGATGACCAAGGATGACGTGCGGCGGATCTTCGAGAGCCGCGGCATCGAGATCGTTGAACTCCTGGGACCGGGCGACAAGAACCACAGTGATCATTTTCACGTCGCCTGGACGAAGGGCAAGCTCAGCCTGGACGCCTTCACCGACGCCGCCAAGCGCGCGAAGGATGAAGCAGAAGAGTTGGACAAGATCCGTCTCTTCACGCTCGGCACCAAGAACATCGTGGCGGTCGAAGGCGCGTTGGCCTCACTGACCCGTCAGACGGACGAATATAACCGCAAGGCGCGCGAGATCCTCGGCATCGAGGGCGATCCGCTCGCCAGCTTCCTTGGCAGCGCGAACGACAATCAGCGCCGCGACGTGGAGCAGCGTCGCGACGAGATTTCGCAGATGGTCCAGCGCCAGCGCTCGGACATTCAGAGCTTGGCCGGGCTGTACCAGAACCTGTTCACTGGCGGCGCTCGCAGCATCTGGGACACGTTCAAGCAGCAGGGTCTGCAGATCATCTCCGAATTGCTGGCGCGCTGGACGCTGTTCGGGAACCTCAAGGGCGCGTTCGGCGAGGATGGGATCGATACCGGCATCTTCGGTTCGATCGGCAGGCTCTTTGGCGGTGGGGGCACGACCTCGCTGGACATGACCAAGACGAACGCGATGCTCGACAACATCATCGTCCCGAAGTTCGGAGTCGGCACTGCCTACGCACCGGGCGGCTGGGCGGATGTGGGCGAGTTCGGGAAGGAGCGCTTGTGGCTGCCGCAGGGCACTCGCGTGTCATCCGCGCGAGACACGCAGCGGATGCTCGCAGCAAACGACACGAGCTCGGGCAGAGCGTCATTCCATTTCGACCTGAGAGGCGCGGTGATGACCGAGGATCTCCTCGCGCAGATGAACAGCATGGCGGACGGCGCCGCACTTCGTGGCGCCGCGGGCGGCGCCGAACTGTCGAAGATGCAGGGCGTCCGCGCTGCGCGCCGCCGGATCAACCGCTGATGGCGATAGAGCTGCCGCAGGTGCGACTGCCGCAAAGCGCCACCCCCAAGTTGGTCGACTATGGCGCGACACTCACCGCGGTGCTGGGTGGCGCATCGCAGAGGCTCAACCGGCTCGGTAATCGGTACGCCTTGACGATCGTCTATCCTCGCCTTCGGCCGGAGCCGGACGGGCGCATCCTGGCGCAGCGCGTGCGACAGGCGGTCACGGAGGGGGCGCTCTTCGCGGTGCCCCAGCCGGGAGTTGATCTTGGAGCCCCCGGCAACCCCGTCGTGAACGGCGCCGGTCAGGCTGGAGCGATGCTGGAGATCCGCGGCTTTGCGCCAGGCTACACCATTCGCGAAGGCCAGTTCTTCAGCATCCTACATGGGGGGCGGCGCTATCTACACACCGCAGGCGGGGATACGGTCGCCGATGGTGCTGGCTGGGCGCGCCTGATGGTGACGCCCATGCTGCGGATCTCGCCGGCGAACGGAGCCATCTGCGAGTTCGCGAAGCCCTACATTGAGGGCTTTATTGATGGTCGGACCGCCGCATCAATCGAGCACACCATCGCCAAGGCTATGGTTCCCGAGATCACGATCACCGAGGCAAAATGACCCAGCTGACGCCCGCGCTCGACGCAGAGTTGCGCAGAGATGCGCCGCTGCCTTTCGGAGCCATCTCGATTGACCTGCCGGACGCGCAGGTGAACCTTCTCGACGGCGCGGGTATGCTCGCGTTCGGCGGTCGCACCTTCGTCGGCGAGGATGCCACCTACGGTGTGTTGTCCGAGGTCGAGGATCTGACTGACGGCAGCGGCGACGATGCCCCGGCGTTCAGCTTGACGTTGCTGCCGAATGGCGATGCGGCGGCGGCGGCACTAGCGGCCCCAGCGATGCAGGGCTCGCCCGTGTTCGTGTGGATCGGCGCGGTCGACAAGGTGTCAGGACTGCCGATCCCGGACCCACATCTGATCTTCGTCGGCGAGATCGACGTGCCGCAGCTGATCTCTGACGATAGCGGCCGGCGGCTAGATTACGAGGTGGTCAGCGTCTTCGAGCGCTTGTTTGAGGACGACGAAAGCTCACGCCTTTCGCCGGGGCATCACCGCAGCATCTTCCCCAACGAGGCAGGTATGGACTTCGTCACAGGCGTTGCTGAGCCGGTGTATTGGGGCGTAGCAGGCAACCCTTCGCCGGTTGTGAGCTACGGTGGCGGCTACTCGTCCGGCGGCGGATACCGCGGGAACCAGGCGCTATGACCGACCCGCTAATCCGTCGTCGCGACGCGGCACAGAAGACGCTGAACGTCTGGTCACACCGACCCATGAAGCTGGGCACGTCGGACTGCGTGCGCATGACAGCGGCGCACCTGCGCCTGCTCGGATACAAGGTGAGGTTGCCGAACTCCGGCTCTTACCGGACCGTCAACAGCGCGCTCAAGGCTTTGAAGGAGCGTGGTTACAGCAGCCTTGCTGCTGCACTGGATGACATGGGCTTGGAGCGTATCGCGCCGGCCGCGGCAATCGTTGGCGACGTGCTGATGCTGCCCGCTGTCGACCGACTTGGCGCGCTAGTGATCGCGCTGGGGAACGGGCGAGTAGTCGGCTACCATGAAGAGGTCGCGACAGCGACCGTGCTGCAGCCGATTGAGTATGAAGCTGCCTGGAGGGTGTTGTGACCGACCAAATCGATGCGGTGATGGTGGTGAAGGTGGCCGAGCAGGATCACGCCGCAGCGCGGGCAGATGCTGCGGAGCGGATCAAGATCCAGTGGTCCATCGCGGACGCGACCATGAAGGCGCTGCTGCTGGTGAACGGCGGCGCGATGATCGCCTTATTTACTTTCGTTGGCAACGTGATGACCCGGACTGCCACACAGCCGGCATTCGATGGCGCATATCTGCGTTGGTCGTTCGGCGCGTTTGTCTCTGGGCTGGTGCTGGCTTTGCTTACTCACGCCCTCGCTTTCCTGTCTCAGCAGGAGGCTCTCTATGCTTCTGCGAAGGAGGCGTGGCGTCACCAGCGCATCATGGCTGCCGGCGCCTGGGAAAATCCGCCGCCGGACGAGATGCGACATCACCGCCGCTTCTTGAGCCTATACGCAGTAGCCTTTGGAATGGCGGTGCTCTCCCTTACCGCGTTTACTGTGGGTTGTTGGTTCGCGCTCAGCGGAGTTCTGATCTAGCGCAGTCCAGCTTCGCCTTCAGCTTAGCGCCATTCGGAAATTCGTCGTACACGCGACAGCCCGTCGCCTCGGTAGCCGCTCGCCGCATCCGGTCGCGTTCCTCCATCGTAAACGCGACCACAAGCGCCTTCTTCGCGACGATCACGACGCTGTCGCGAACCTCAACCCGATAGGTTGAGCCATCAACCTCGACCTTCTTCTCGTACTTCTCTGACCAAGCCAGACCCGGGAAGCTGAGCGCGGAAAGCGCTGCTGCGATGACGGATATGCGCGCGGTTGCTCTCATGATTCGCGGAGGGTGCCATATCCAAGGTGCTAAAGACAGCCGCCATTGTGGTCGGCGCAGTTGCTCTCGCAGCTACCGGCGCTGGTGCAATCCTTGGCGCGACAGCGGCTGCCGCCACATCAGTTGCTGGCATCGCTAGCGTAGCGACGATCGCTTCGGTGACCAGCGCCGCTGCGGGGGTCCTTTCCCTCGGCGCTGGTCTCACCGCCAAGAAGCCGTCCGCACAGGCGACAGGCAGTCAAACCGAGTTCAGCGCCGATCCCGATGCCGGCAATCCAATCCTGTTCGGCAGGACCGGCACGGCGGGCAACATCATTATGCGCCGCGGCTGGGACACGAACGACAAGGGCGACAACGATCGGCAGGCGTTCGTCACTGTGCTGTCGCTCGGACCCATCGCTGCGATCGAGGGCATGACGGTGGATCGCTCGCCAATCGGCTTCACGCCGACTGGTGCCGCAATCGGTGCGTTTGCCGGCTTCATGTGGTCCATGGCCCAGCTTGGCGCCGTGCCGGAGGCGTCCGCGCTGTCGTTTGGTGCCGGCGCGGGCACCCCGCCAGGCTGGAGCGCTGCGCACAAGCTTTCGGGCAAGGCCGCGACCACCTGGACGCTGCGCTTCGACACCAATGCGAAGCTGTATCAGAATGGCGTGCCTGCTCCGATGTGGGTGGCGCGCGGTCAACTCTGCTACGATCCGACAAAGGACAGCACCTATCCGGGCGGCTCCGGACCGCACCGCATGGCTGATCCGGCTGACACGGCCGCTTACGACGCCGCCATGGATACGTGGGAGTGGAGCGACGATCCGTATCTGCTCGGCCTGCGTTGGGCGCATGGGCTGTGGCAGCGCGACCGAAGCGACCCGACCTCGACGTACCAGCGCGTGGCGGGCCTCGGCGCGCCTTGGCCGATGATCGACGTGCCGGCCTTCGTGGAAGGCCGCAACATCGCGAAGGCGAACGGCTGGGCTGCGGGCGGCGTCGCTTACACCGGTGACGGCAAGTGGGACACTCTGAAGAAGCTGCTGCAGGCCGGCATGGGCGAGCCGCTGGCGCTAGGCGCGCGGATCAGCTGCCTAGTCAATGCGCCGAAGGTTAGCCTCGCCACTATCGGCATCGACGATGTCGTTGGTCAGGCCAGTGTGTCGGCTACGCAGCCCCGGCGCGACCGTATCAACACGATCACGCCGCGCTACCGTTTGGAGGAAAACAACTGGCAGCTGCTGCCAGGCGCCCCGATCAGTGTCGCCAAGCACGTAGCCGAGGACAAGGGTAAGCGCAGCAAGGCGCAGGATTACGCCTTCATCCAGAACAGCAAGCAGGTCGGCACCGCAGTTAGGTACGACATCGAGAACGCGCGCGAGTTCGGGCCAATCGTCCTGCCGCTCAAGCTGGTTTGGATGGGCTACCGTCCTGGGGACTGCGTCACGGTGCAGTTGCCGGAGCTTGGCCTGAACGGTCAGGACGTTCTGCTGCTGAACCGCAACATCGGTGCGGGCTCCGGCATCGTCACCATGACGGCGCGTAGCGAGACGGCCGACAAGCACCCGTTCGCGCTCGGGCAGACTAGCGAGCCGCCTCCTACGCCGGGCGTCACCGGCGCCCCAATTGTCCCGGTCCCGGGCGAGAATGCTTGGGCCATCAGCGCCACCAGCCTGATCTCGGAACAGCGGACAGTTCCCGCCCTCGTCGTAACCGGGGCGAGCGACGCTCGCACGGTCGACGCCATTGTGGTCGAGTACCGGATCTTCGCTAACGGCCAAGGCGTCGATGCCGGGTGGGTCACGGCTGGGCTGCTTCCCGCCAACGCCACACGCGGCGAGATCGTGTCGGTACGCAGCGGCACCGCATACGAGGTGTCGGTCGCGTACCGCCGCCAAGGGGTGACGAGCGCGCGGCGCATCCTCGGCCCTGTTGTGACAGCCGGTGAGGCGCTGGACTACGGCGTGATCACCGGGCCAACCCGCCCGGACGATAACGCCACCAACTCTGCGGACCCAGAGTCGCCATTTGGCCCGGACGGCAAGGTCAAGGAGGCGATCGCCAAACTCGACCGCATCGAGCCGATCGAAGCCGAATTTGGACCGATCAAGTCCGACATCCGCGCGCTGAAGGATGTGCGGCTGGAGCATGACGACGCGCTGGCGCAGCTGGCCGACGTCACCGCCGACCAGGGCGCCGCCCAGCGTCAGATCACGCGCGACGTCGGCCGGATGGACGAGGCGCTGCTGCGCGCGCTGATGGAGAGCGCCCGCACGCGCGAGGTGCTGCGCGATGCCGGGATCGTCGTGGATCCCGCGACTGGTCAGGTGCGGATCTATGCCATCGACCAGCTGCGCGATCGCACGTCGACGGCCGAGATCGCGATCGACGCGGTCAAGAGCGTCGTTTCGACCAAGGCGTCGGTGAACCAGGTCCAGCAGCTCATCGCGCAGGCGGTGCTGGATCCGTCGCAGGTTGCCGAGCTGGAGCCGATCATCGCGCGGCTTACGTCGGCCGAGAGCGAGATCGACGGCCTCAACGCAGCCGTGGCGCTGAAGGCATCGCTGGTCGAGGTGACGGCGATCGGCGGGCGCACCTCGGACGTCGAGCAGACGCTGGACGCGCTCGCCGGCGAGGTGTCGAGCAAAGCGAGCACAACCGCCGTCGACCAGCTCGGCATCCGCGTCGGCTCGGCCGAGCAGATGCTGTCCGCGCTCCCCGACGTGTCGGGCTATTCGGTCACCGTTCGCCAGGCCCGCGTCTCGGCGGATGATGCTGCCGAGGCGGCGCTGCGCGGCATGCTCGCCGGCGACATCGCCAGCCGGTACCAGTTGTCGCAGATCGCCGAGGCGCGGCAGGAGCTGACCACCAAGCTGGTGGATGCCTTCACCGCCGAGGCGACCGCGCGCACCGCGCTGACGGTGCAGATCGGCCAGATCCGCGCCTCGGTGTTGTCGGAGGCGCAGGCCAGTGTCACGCGGGACAGCCTGCTGACGCAGCGGATCGATGCGCAGGGCGGCGTGCTGGATAGCCAGGCGGCCGCGATCGGCGAGGCGCGCAAGGTTGCTCTCGACGCGCAGGGCGGCGTTGCCAGCGCGCAGATGACGATCCGGCAGCAAATCGGTGCGGCGGACAGCAGTGACGAGGCGCTGCTGCGCGCACTGATCGCCGGCGACGAGGCGGACCGAGCACGGATCGCGCAGGCAGTGCAGATCCAGACCGAGTTCACGACCACGCTGGTCGAGAATGAGCGGGCGGCCGCAGTCGCGCGCCAGTCACTGCTGGCTCGGATGAACGCCGCTGAAGCGGCGATCATCAGCACCTCGAAGGTGGCGGCCGATGCAAACCAGGCGACAGCGCAGCGGGTCAATGCGTTGGAGGTGGCCTTCAACGACGCAGCGACGGGGCTGATTGCGACCCGCGCGCGCATCGTTGCGCTGGAGGAAGCGACAGCAGCAGCTAACGCCGCCTTCGCTCAGCAGCTGGAGCTGATTGAAGCAGCGGTTGGCGGGCAAGGCGACGGACTGGCGGCGATCAGCGCCACCGTGGCGCTGGACCGCCAGGCGCGCGTCGATGGTGATGCCGCCAATGCGTTGGCAGTCGAGCAGGTCCGCACGCAGGTGAACGATCCGCAGACGGGGCTGCCGGCCACGGCTGCTGGACTTGCCCAAGAGCGAACGGCGCGAACACAGGGCGACGCCGCAAACGCGCAGGAGATCCAGGCGATCTCGGCCGCGCTGTACGATCCGCAGACCGGGCTGCCGGCAACCCGCGCGATCGTCGCCAGTGATCGACAGGCGCGGATCGACGGCGACAGCGCCAACGCCTCAGCCATCCAGCAGGCACGAGCGATCATCGACGGCGTCGGAGGTGTCGGGGTGGAGCAGGCGTTCAGCGCCGTCGCGACCCGGCTCGGCAAGGTCGAGGGCCGGTACACCGTCATCATCGACGCGAACGGCAATCTGAGTGGCTTCCAGCTGATCGGCTCCGACGCAGGACCGGCATCCTTCAACCTCATCAATACCGATCTGCGCATGGGCACCGGTCGGGTCATCTTCAACAACGGCACCTACATGCAGGTGCAGGGCGTAGCCTTCGGCGCTAACGGCGATCTGCTCGAATGGTTCGGCCCGACGATGGCGATCACCAGCTGCACGCGGGCGAACGCGATCAGCTACAAGACGATCACCGGTGACGCCTATTTCGGAGGCTCGCTTTCCGCCGGCGTGCTGAAGAACGCCGTCACCTCGTCGCTGACCACCGCCAACGCCTCGCTTGAACTTGGCCCGTTCGGCACCACCGGCAAGCCGAAGAGCGTCGTTGCCAGCTACAGCTACAGCCTGCGCCGGCGGGTCAATCCACCCGGCGGGTCGATCACCGGAACGCCGAGCGCCACCCTCGTGTTGGAGCGTCGCCGCGGCAATGATGGCACCTGGGTGCAGCTGCAGACCGGCACCATCACGGGCGAGACCAGCTACGATGCGCCGGAAGGCAACACACCTGGCCTCGGCACGCAGACGATGGCGGGCGCGATCACGATCACGGACAACTCTGAGGGTGCCCAGGACTTCTCCTACCGCCTGACGCTGGTGTCGCGAACGCTCGCCACCTTCAACTTCTCCTCCCCCAACGACGGCCCGGCCGGTGAGCCGATGCAGAGCCTCTCGCTCGTCTCCGTCGAACAATAAGGAAACTGAACATGCCCTGGTATCGTGCCGGCAGCGTTGCCGTGACCAATGGATCCGCGACCGTCATCGGCGCGGGCACCGACTTCGTTGGCAATGCGCAGGCTGGCGAGGTTTTCCTCGGTCCTGACGGCAGGGTGTACGAGATCAGCGCGGTGCAGTCCGCCACCCAGCTGACGATCATCCCGAACTATCAGGGGGCGTCCGCAGGCGGGCAGGCCTACGGCATCCAGCCGACTGCGAGCTTCGCGCGAGATCTGGCGCTGGGGGCCGCGCAGTTGCTCAACACCTTCGGCGGCGTGCGAGACGGGATCGGCCAGGGGCTGGTCCCTGATGGCAGTGCAGCGGCACCGGGTATCCGCTTCGCTGCAGACCAAGACACGGGATTGCGCCGGCCGGGCGCGAACGAACTTTCGATTGTCACTGGCGGAACTGATCGAGTCTCGTTCAACCAGGACGGAGCGGTTGTCAGCGGGTCGGTGGCCATGCGGCAGCCGAACGGAAACGTTCACTCGATTGGCACGGATGCGAATGACCTCATTTTCCGGTCGGTGACAGCTGGTGCGGAGACGATGCGAGTCACCTACAGCGGCCACGTCGGGATCGGGACCGCCACGCCAGCGGCGTTCGGTGGCTACACCTGCCTCACCCTTGGGGGCTCGGGGCACGGTTACCTCCGGCTTGGCTCGCCCGGTAATGCACAGAGCCTTATCATCCAAAATAACTTCGGCGGAGCGGCACCTGCCCTCGCCACCGGCACCGCGCATCCGCTCATCCTGGGGACGGACAGCGCAGAGCGGATGCGAATTGATGTGAGCGGCAATTTGCTGGTCGGAGTGTCGAGCGGCAGCTACCACAAGATCCAGAAGGCCAGTGTCGGTGAAAACGGGGTCGTCTTCGGAGTAGCGGGTGCAACGGATGCGCTCGTCGTTTATGGCGCACAAGCTTACAACTGGAATGGCGCTGCCACCGCAATGACGGTGGCCCGCAATTCCGTCACCGGTCGTTCGATCAATGGTGCCGGCACTGGAAACTTCACCGGCTCAGACTACGCTGAATACATGGTCAAGTGCGCGACTTGCGGCTTGATCGCCAAGGGGGACGTGGTCGGCGTCGATCGTGACGGCCGACTGACCAAGACCTGGGCCGACGCGATCAGCTTCGTGATCAAGAGCACCGACCCATCGCTGGTCGGCGGCGACACCTGGGCCGCTCACCTGCCGCCCAAGCCAGAGCAGCCCGGCGCCGAGCCGATCGAGCCTGCCGCGCCGCTGCCGCCCGCTGAGGACGCCGACGAAGCGGCGTTGGCCGCGTGGCGCGACGCTGTGGCAGCGCATCCGGCGCAGCTCGCCAGCTACCGCGCTGAGCACGCCGCGTGGCAGCAGGCCGACGCAACCTATGCCGCCGAGCTGGCCGCGTGGGAGGACGAACTGGAATCCGCCCGCCAGTGCGTCGACCGCATCGCGTTCTGCGGCCAGGTGCCGTGCAACGTCACCGGCGACTTTGACGTCGGCGACTACATCATCGCCGCGGCAAACGGCGCCGGGATCAAGGCGATCGCGGTGAAGCCCGACGCGATCACGCTGCCGCAATACATGCGCCGGATCGGCAAGGTCTGGGCAATCCGCGACGGTCGCGCCTGGATCGACGTGCAGCACGGCTGAACGGAAACTCAGTTCTTGTTCGTTTCGGGAGCCTGAAGGCTCTTCGTGCTCCCATCGTCCGCGTCGACAACGCCCATCGAGATGGCGAACTGCCCTGTAGCGTTCACGATTTCCGCCAGGGAATAGGCGAGCCGAGCGGCGGTATAGGGCGCCAACGCGTAGGTCTCGATCTTCTTCATGCTGGTTGCGACCCGCATCGTGATGATGCCCGCCTGATCGATAAACACCGTCGCTGATGTCGCGAGCGGGATGGTCTGCCCGGCTGCGCCACGCGGATCCGGCTTCATGTCCTCGAAAATGATCGCAGCAGTTTTCTTGCTCAGCGGAGAGTCGCTCATGTTTTCTGTCCCCCACTCGATCACGTACACTGAGCCACGTCGAATCGCGGAGGGCTGGACCGAGGCCCCCAATGTGGCTTCGGTGCCCTGCAGAGTCGAATCCCTCCGTTCAGGATACCCCACGCTCTTGGCGAGCGACTTCGCGGATCGGAAAACGGCGCCAGGACCGCACGCGTGAGTGACCCCACGCTCGCCGAGCGCGCCTTCACCAACATGGTGACGACGTCTGCCGCGCCGCCCAGCTTCGACGGCCAAGGCTGGCTGGTGGCGCTGAACCTGTTCGCCATGACGGCGGGCTTCTGCCTGACGATGATGCTGGCGGGCAAGATCGTGCGCGACATGTGGCGCAACCGCTACCGTGACAAGTTTCGCGAGCCGGTGACCATTCTGCGCATGGCGTTCCTCGCCTTCTCCTGCGCAGGCGCGCTGCGGTTCGGGGGGGAGGCCGCCGTGCTCTGGGGGTGGAATCCGAGCGATCCGACCGCCACGGCTGCCGCAACGCTGGCTAAGCGCCTCATCGACCCGATCGCCGCACCGCTCGGCTGGTGTGGTTTCGCGCTGTTCGTGCTCGCCGAACGCGGCATCATCGACCAGCTGCGCAAGCAGCCCTTCCCCATCAACATGTGGGCCAGCCTCGAGCAGCTCAAGCGGCCTGCCATCGTGGTGCTGCTCTGCTTCGTCGCCGCCATTGGAGTGGTGAGCACGCGATGATCATCGAGCGCGGGGCCGGCGCGGCCGCAACGGGTCTGCTCGCCGTTGGTGCAGCGACCGCAGCTCAGCCGGCAACGGCGAGCTTCTTCGGAATGCCGTTCGAGATTGCCACCGCCATCGCCGCCATGTTCGGCTGCGTCGTCACGCGGGTGATCGTCGGGCAATCCGACAAGGTTTCGCGCTGGCGGGTACGCGTGCCCGTCGACGTTCTGTCGGGTGGCGTGACGTTCTTCCTCGTCGTCGCAACGCGTCCATCGCTGCTGACGGCGTTGGTGCTGGGCATCACCGTCGCGGCGCTCGGCGCTTCGATCATCAAGATCGCGGAGGTGCGCGGCCGCAAGCTGATCGACGCCTTGCTGCCAGGCGGCGTCAGCGATGACGATGACGAAGCGGGCATCGCGCGGGCGATGGACCAGCTCCACCGCATTCCAGACCCAGAGAAACGCTCGGGCTGAGGTCGGCGCCTCGCCCTGCCGTAGTGACACAGGTGGGCAAGGCGCCGCGGCAGCCGACAGGACGAACACCCGCGGCCGCGCGCGAGCAGCCTCGGCTATTCCGATCTTCAACACAAGGAACAACGATCATGGCAACCAACCTACGGGTGGGGCCGATGGCGCTCGCCCTGATGCATCACTTTGAAGAGCTGCGGCTGCTTGCGTATCGCTGCCCGGCTGACGTGCCGACCATCGGATGGGGCAACACCTATTATCTTGACGGATCCCGCGTTCGCATGGGTGACCGGATTACGGCCGAGCATGCAGACGCGCTGTACGCGGCCGTCCTGGAGCGGGATTTCGCCGGGCCGGTTCGCGCCGCGATCGGCAACGCGGCGACCACGCCCGCGCAGTTCGGCGCGATGGTGTCCCTCGCCTACAACATCGGCATGGGGCCGCGCCTGTGGGTGCCGGGGCTGAAGAAGGGATTTCGCCAATCGGAAGTCCTGCGGCTTCACCGCGCTGGCAACTACGCGGGCGCGGCCGAGGCATTCGCCGGATGGACCCGAGCGGGCGGGCAGGTGTCGGACGGGCTGGTGCGCCGGCGCAAGGCTGAAGCGGCGCTCTATCGCTCTGACTTTGCGGATCTGGCGAAGCACACCTACGGCAAGGTGAAGCCGTGATCCGGGCCGCGCTGGTTGGCGCCGTCGTCGCCCTGCTGCTGATCGGCGGGCTGGGCTTCCTCTGGCAGCGAGCCGATGCCCGCGCCGATCGGCTCGCGCTTGAGGTGCGGGAAGCGGGTGCCGAAGCCGACCGCCTCAAGAAGCGCAACGATCAGCTGGAGCGCGCCGCGCTGGAGCGCCTCGCTGACGATCGCGCCGTCGACCAGCTTGGAAAGGACATGCACGATGCGATCAAGGATATTCCCCGGGGCAGTGCGCCCAGCCCTGCTGCTGTCGCTCTTGGCTGTCAGCGGCTGCGCGCGGCAGGCGCCACGGCCAACGACACCTTCCAGCGTGTCTGCGGCGGACGTTAGGGCGCTGATCGAGCCGAAGCCGGTGCCCGGTGCCGATATTCTCACCAGCGATGCGGCGAGCGCCCGTCACAGCATCGAGATCGAGCTTTGGGGCGAGCGCCTCTCGCGCGCCGCTGGCCGGGTGTGCCGCGCCCTCGCAGCCGATGGCATGTCGCTGCCGTTCGTGTGCCCCGCGGCGGGGCGTTAGGGTTCGTCGTAGCCTTCGTTGAACAGGCTGCGCTCCATATGCTCGCGATACTCGGGGATCACGGAGAACGCGGCATGCACGTCTTCCGCGGGAACCTTGTCGTTAATCGTCAGCTGGACGAAATGGGCGAGTAGCATGTGCAGCCGGGTTGTGTTGTCGACTATATCCCACTGGGCGTTGCTAGCGCCGAAGCTCATACTATACCGCCGATCGTCGCGACCGGAGCTGTAGGACAGCACCTTCGCCATAGGGCGCATCGACGTGTCGTCCGTCCAGAGCAGCTGGACATCCGCGAGCGGAACGTCGCCGGCCAGCGGCGCTGCAACATGCGACCCGTTCATCTGGCGCAGTACCGTTGAGTTTCGAAGGTGCTGGAAGGCCAGCTCGGTCCGCTTCTCGATCGGCTTCTCACCCCGTTCCATCTCGCCGACGTATCCCTGAGACAAGCCGAGCGCGTCGGCGACTTCGCCCTGCGTCAGCCTGAGCTCCCGCCGGAACTCGCGAAACTCAGATCCTTCCATGTGCCATCTCCACTCGATCGCTGATCGCAGAGGAATATAGGCTCAGCCCACAATTAACAACAGGAATGTAGGCTCTGTCTACATCGACGAGACACGTCCGTCGGTGCGCCATGGGAATGCCCGTGTCGGCCGAGCGGGGGTGCCGTGCGGGAACACGGCAACCGGCGGGCCTGAGACCCGTCACGCGCGGCTGGCCAGCCGCTAACGCCCCGCACCTGCGCAACAGGCGGGGCTTCTGTGAGCATCAAAACACATGGAGTCGAATCTTTCTGCTGTTCAGGCGGTAAATCCCCCTGCGCCTTACCTCGGTGGCAAGCGCAACCTTGCTCGGCGCCTTTGCGCCCTCATCGCCGCCATTCCCCACCGTGCCTACGTCGAGCCGTTTGTTGGTATGGGCGGCGTGTTCCTGCGCCGCACCAGCCGACCACCAGTCGAGGTGATCAACGACATCTCGGCGGACGTCACCACCATGTTCCGCGTCGCGCGGAAGCACTACGAGCCGCTGGTCGATGAACTGGCATGGATGCTTAGCAGCCGCGATGAGTTCGAGCGGCAGCGCCGCGTTGATCCATCCACGCTGACGGACATCGAGCGCGCGGCTCGCTTCCTCTGCCTCCAACGCATGTCGTTTGGCGGCAAGGTCACTGGCCGCACGTTCGGCGTCGATCACCGATCACCCGGCCGCCTCAACATCGCCAAGCTGCGGGGCGACCTGCGCGCGCTGCGTGACCGCTTGGCGCGCGTCACGATCGAGCGACTGCCCTATGCGGACCTGATCCGCCGCTATGATAGCGCCGACACGCTGTTCTACCTCGACCCGCCATACTGGAATTGCGAGGAGGACTATGGCCCCGGCACGTTCGGCCGCGACGACTTCCAACGTCTGGCCGACCAGCTCGGCCAGATTGCCGGTCAGTTCGTGCTGTCGATAAACGCCACCGACGGCGCGCGCGAGGTCTTCGGACGATTTTCGTTCGAAGAGGTGGGGACGACCTACACGGTCGGGACCGCATCCGCCGGCCGCGGCAAGGGCGTGAGCGAACTCATTGTTCGCGATCGCGCGGATAGCCGATGAGCACGGTTAGTCTGTGAAGCGTGCTTAACAGCAAGCGGTTCGTTTTTGTCGACGGACATTGAGGCGGCTCCGAATCAAGGAGCCGCCTCTAATACGCACGGCGTGCGCCGTGTCATCAAGTCGTTCGGCGCGAGAAAAGCCTTACGCGCGCGTGCGAGGACGGTGCGACCGCGTCGGGCCGCTCCATTTCATACTCGAAAGCACGAACTCGACGCGAACCCTTTACCTCGCGCTCATTCTCCGGCTCTATGCAAATTGTGAAAGACGGAGCCGATGTCCACCAAGGTCGAGATCAGTATCGCGGGCCGCGGGGAAGCGGATGCACCGCTCCTTGGCGACCTGATCGAGCAGATCCAGGACTACATCGCCATGGTGAACGCTGTGGCGGAGACCGTCACCGGCGACAGCGCCCAGCGTTTCGACTGGCAAGTCGTCGGGATGAGCAAAAACAGCCCCGCTCGCATGACGCTAGAAGCGGTGCCTCTGCCCGGACATCAAGAGGGTCCAATGGTAGCCGCCCGAGCGCGCGACCTGACGAATGAGGGCCTTCAAGAGCTTATCCAAAACAAAACGCGGCCGGTCTTTTTCACCGACAACGTCATCGACTGCACCGAACGGTTTTTAACCCGCATCACCCGCGGCGTAGCTGCCACCAGCGTTGGGCCAGGCATCGACGAGGCGCCGCCGTTCACTATTCGGACTCCGGCTGCGATCGAAGGGCTGCGGCATCTCGCAGCTGTAAGGGAGGCCGATCCCGTGCACCCCTACACCGAACTGGGCAGCTTCGAGGGACACATCCAAAACGTTGGGACCGACGGCTATCAGCGCCCCTACGTGGTGATCAAAAGCCGAGTGACCGGAGAAAGCGTCAGGTGCATTCTTTCCGGCGCAGCGCTGAAGGCGCTGGAAAGTGAGCCTGTAGCCAAAGTTGTTTGGCGTAGTCGGCGTGTCACGGCGACCGGAATACTACGCTACCGCACTGTTGGGCGCTTGAGCACCGCCGACGTGTCCAAGCTTGATTTCGAGCCTGGCCGCGAGAGCCTGCCCCAGCTTCGCGACATAATCGACCCGAACTTCACGGATGGTCTCTCCTCGGAAGAGTACCTGGAGAGGCTGAGGAATGGCTAAGGCGCGGCGGGTGGCGTGGGACGCCTGCTCATGGATCGCGACGATCATCCAAGAGGTGGTCACCTTGAAGGATGGGAGCGTCGAGGATCGGGGCCGCCTATGCCGCCACACGATAGAGCAGGCCCAGCGAGGGCTGGTCGAGATCGCGACATCGGGGTTGTCGCTGGCCGAGGTCTGCAAGCACGATGAAGTGCACGGCGAAGACCCGGACGTCCTCACGGACTTCTTCCGCAACGACTATCTCCTGATCGTACCGGTGGACCGCGCCATCGGCTCACTCGCTCGCGAGATAATGCAGACGACACTGCGAAAGCACCAGGTGAAGATCAAGCCGCCCGACGCGGTACATCTAGCAACTGCAATCTTCGCCGACGCGACCGAGTTTCACACGTTTGACGGCAAGCTGCTGAACCTCGATCAGCAGCTACCAAAGCCGAACGGCGGCGTGCTGACGATCCGGAAACCTCCAGAGCCGCCTTTGGAGCTATTCCCCAGCTAGTGCCGCGTCGCCTGCGCCAGCGCAGTGACCCCCTGTAACAAGGCGACCCAGCCGTCGAGCACGTCGTCCCGCTCCGGCGGGGCGTCGTCCATGCCGCTAAGGATCAGCTTGGTGGCCTCTTGCTGGCCCATCGCCTGCACCAGTTGCCAGGCTCGCTCGATCTCTCCATCCGACGGTGGCGTGCCCGGCGCACCCAAGACGATCACGCGCATTGCCGATCTTCCCTCAATCGCTTGCCGGCGCCTGCGGCCTTCTTCGGCGCGCGGCGCGGATGATCTTCAGGCCAACGCTCGAACCCCAGCTTCCGCTCGGTCGTGTGGAAGGCGTGATCGCGCCATCGCTGCCAGCGCGGATCGTCGCCGCCGAGCTCCACGGGGCTGACCCCGAAGAACCGCGACAGCGTGTCCAGGTCGGCGGCGCTCAGGCGCTCCGGGTGACCTTCCTTCACGAAGCGCGTGAGATAGCGGCGCGGACGGCTGATCATCTCGGACAGTGGCCCGAGCCCGGTCTTGAACTGTATCGACAGTTCGCGAAGCCTAGCGCGTGGGTCTCGGACGATCATCAATACATCCGCCACTCAAGCTCGGCGTCTTCGAACGCCTCCCAATCGTCGCCGCTGGCGCGCCGATCGCCGAGGAACTTACGCACGGCCTCCGGGTCGCCGGCCTTCGGGAACGTGCGATCTGGCTTCAGCGAGGCGGCGAGGTTGCCGATCAGCCCGCCTCGACCATCCTGCTTCAGAAGCCAGGTGCCAAACGGCTCCTGCGCTAGTGCGTCCCTGTCCGTGACATCGGTCATCATTGTTTCCTCTTGCCCGAATCGAAGCCTAGCGAATAGCAAGTGTTCCGCGTTTGTTCTACTTGGAACGGAACTGTGGGACTTTGCGACTTCAGACTGCCGGCTTGCGGCGAATGGTATGACAATGAGGATGGCACCAGCCGCCAGGCTGAACTGGCGAAGTGCGTACCCGGCGATCCGCTTGATCTCGTGCGTGAGCCGGATAATCCGCATGATCCGCGCGCGGTCGCTGTATTCACCGCGAACAGGGTGCGGGTCGGCTACCTGCGTCGCGACCGCGCTGTCTGGATCGGGTCTAAGATCGATCGAGGTTATGATGTTCGCGCGATCGTCGAGCGTGTGAAAGGCTCGCACCTACCAAACGCCACCCTGGGGCTCGTGATGCGGATCAATATGGAGGGGGACCAACCGACGCTTGGGCCTGTCGACCCCGCCATCGGCAACTATCTCCTGACGAAGCGATAGGGTACCGATCGCGCCTCTGGAGGATCAGTTACGGCGGCCGGAGAGAAGCGCCGCTGCCGCGGGCGCGTCAGCGAGCAGCATGTCGGCCCAGAACTGCGCCAATTCGATGCGGCGCTCCATGTGGGCCGCTCGGTTGTATGCCCCCTCCACCTTATCTTCCACGACGTGCGCCAGCATAAGGTTGATCACCTCGCGATCGTCCGGCCGGCCCTCGCGCCGCCGCCACTCGTTCATGATCGTGGTGAACGACGATCGATAGCCGTGCGTGCAATGCCGGTGCCGGTAGCTTTCCTTGTTGGCACGGATGATCAGCGCGCGCACCGCGTTCTCCGTCATCGGCCGGTGTGCATGGCGATCGTTCGGGAAGACGTAGGGAAGGTGGCCCGTCAGTGGACGGATGGCCTCAATCACCTCCACGGCCTGCCGGGATAGTGGCACGAGGTGCTCGAACTGCTCGTCGTCCTTCAGGCGCAACTTGAGCTTCATCTGAGACGGCGGCACGCGCCAAAGCGGGGAGGGGCCGTCCAGATCCTCGAACTGCTCCCACTTGGCGGTACGCTGCGTCTCCGACCGAACGGCAGTGAGCGCAACGAAGCGGTTCGCCAGCTTCGTGATCGGACTGGCGTTCTCGGCCTCGATATGCGCGATCATCTGCCGCAGCTCGTCCAAATCGGTGATCGCCGGCTGTTTGGTGGCCTTCGGCTTCGGCTTCAGCAACGATTTAATCACCGCCGCCGGATCACCGGTCCGCAGGCCAGCAGCCGCGGCATAGGCGAAGATGTCGCTCGCGCGCTGGCGCAGACGGCTGGCTGTTTCGATCGCGCCGCGCTTCTCCACCCGGCGCAGTGCGTCCAGCAGGATCGCCTCTGTGACGTCCTTGACCGGCATCGAGCCGATCACCGGAAACAGATCACGCTCCAGGCTGGTGAGAACGTTGCCCTTGTGGACCTCCGTCCAGCGGGGCGAGTTCAGCGCGTGCCAGGCGCGCGCGCATGCTTCAAAGGTGTGTGACGCGCCGATCGTCCGCGCGGCCTTCTCCTGCTTGCGCTCGATGCTCGGGTCACGGCCCTCCCGCAGTGCCTTCTTGGCTGCGTCGCGCAGCGCGCGGGCGTCGGCCAGCGAGGTCTGGGGGTATAAGCCGTGGGTGAGGAGCTTCTCCTTACCCCCATAGCGGTACTTCTGCCGCCATGACCGGGCGCCGGTGGGCGCCACGTGGAGGAACAGTCCTCCGGTGTCTGAGAGCTTGTAGGCCTTCTCCGCGCCCTTGGCGCGCTTGATCTGGGCGTCCGTCAGCAT